CTACATTATATGCAGAAGTATTCTTAGATGATAAAATTGGAATGTTAAATGATTTTCCAATAATTGGAGAAGAAGAGTTTGAACTTACTTTTAAAACTCCTGGAATGCCTTACCCAACAACGTACAAATTTAGAACATTTTCTATATCAAATGTATTACAAAATTTAAACAGTAAGGGATACACGTACTGTATCAAATGTGTTAGCAAAGAACATCTAACTCAAAGTAACATCAACATTACTCAAAGTTATAATGAAACTATTGATAATGTAGTTAGAAATATTTTTGACAGATACTTAGTTACCGATAAAATAGTAGACATAGATCCTTGTAAAGGAACGGAAACTATAGTGTTTCCAAAATTATTTCCTTTTCAATGTATAGATCTAATAAGAAAGAGGGCTTCTCATCCAAAGTTCACATCTTCGGCATATGTGTTTTTTGAAAACCAAAACGGTTTTAATTTTAAATGTATAGAGCAATTAATGGAGGATGGAATTCAAAACATAGGTTCTAAAAAGTTTTATCATTTTCCAGCAGGTCAATTAGATCAAGTTACAGAGTCTTTAATGTTTAGAAATATAATTGATTATGAAACTTTAACCAGAACAGATATCACAGAAATTATTCAAGATGGCGGAGTTAAGAATAAAGTAAAAACATTTGATATTTTTACAAAATCAGTAGAGGAAAAAATATTTGATATGACTGAAAAATTTAGTCAATTGGTGACATTAGATAAAAGCAGCTCATTAAACGTTTCTGATTCAATGATTAAAGATTTCGCAAGTAAACCCACATTTAATTTTTTTATTCCTAAAGACTCAAATAGAAAACAAAATTTTTTAGAAGATATGTTAGGTGCAAAAAGAGCATTTCTTAAGTTTTTTAACTCTAATACAGTAAGAGTTCAAATTCCAGGTGATACATCCTTAAAAGTTGGAGATGTAGTAGAACTTAATTTGCCTGTTTCTGCTGGAACTACTGAAAATAAATCAGACGATAAATTAGTTGGAGGTAACTATATTATTACCAGATTAAGACATAACATTACTACTTCTGGAAAATTAAAACACTACATTGCAATGGATTGTAATAAGATGGGATTCGCATAATGCAAGAAATAGGTCCTGAAGGTTTTTTTTGGTGGTTTGGTGTCGTAGAAGACAGAGACGATCCTTTTAAACTAGGTAGAGTAAGAGTTAGAGTACATAATTTTCATGGAGATAAAGTAAAAACTCCTTCGGGTGATCTACAATGGGCTTCTGTAGTTACTACACCTACAAGTGCCAGTTTAAAAGAAGTTGGAATTTCACCTAACGGACTTCAATTAGGATCTACTGTATTCGGTTTTTTTGCAGATGGTAACAATGGACAAATGCCTATAGTTTTAGGTTCCCTTCATGGAATACCTGACAATCAAGTCTCTAACCACGATGTTTCAAATTTAGTTAGAGAAAATAACACAATAAATAAAAACATAATTGGACCAGAACCTCCTTCCGCATATACTGCAAGGTACCCATACAATAAAGTATACAAATCAGAATCAGGTCATGTCTTTGAAATAGATGATACTCCTAACAGTGAAAGACTACATTTATATCATAAATCGGGCACATACATTGAAGTAAACAATGAAGGAAGGCAAACAACCAAAGTTGTTAGTGATGATATTGAAGTTATTGTTAAAGATAAAACTGTCTTTATACAGGGTAATTGTAAAATTGAAATAAAAGGAAATAAACAAGTTGTAATTGAAGGAAATTCAGATTTAAAAATAAATGGCAATTACAATATAGATGTTAGTGGTGAAATTAACATTGACAGTAAAAAAGACATTAAAATCAATGGAAACACAATAAACCTCAATAAAGGTTCCAAAGGAGCAGCAAGAGTTGGTGACTCAGCAGATACTGGAGATGCTGGGAATCCTCCAGGTACCAATAAAATAGAATCTGGATCCGGAACAGTTTTTATAGGTGATTAAATGGCAATCGTAGTAAAAAACAATAATAAAACATTAAAGACATTTAAAAATGTAGATTTCTCAGATGTTGAAACGAGATTTGCTTTTCAAGCAATAAAGAAAGATTTGGTACCTGTCATCAATGAAGATTCTGTCAAGCAAAGTTTAAAAAACATTATTTTTACAAGTAAAGGTGAAAGGTTTTTTAATCCTAATTTTGGAAGTGATATACTTTTAATGCTTTTTGAAAATATTACTCCAGCTACTGAACAAATCTTTACAGATTTAATAAAAACGGCTGTTAGCAATCATGAACCAAGAGCTAATTTGATAGATGTCAATGTTAACCCTTACCCAGATGAAAATTCAGTATTGATTAGTATTATTTTCAGTACTCTAAATAGTGCAGAACCAATTACTCTAGACTTAATTTTAAATAGGATTCGATAAATGGCAAACACCAGTATCCAACTGGTTGGATTAGATTTCAACTCTATAAAATCTAACCTAAAAAGTTACTTAAAAAACAACTCAGCATTCAAAGATGTAGACTTTGAAGGATCAAATATCAATGTATTGATAGACTTGCTATCATACAACACTTACATGAATGCATTTTATACTAATATGGTTGCTAGTGAGATGTTTATCGACACTGCTCAATTAAGAGATAGTGTTACTTCACATGCAAAGATGTTAAACTATACTCCTAGATCGTTTGTATCATCTAAAGCATTAATTAACTTATCAGTAACTCCTAGCTCTAATGTCACCAATGTATTGATTCCAAAAGGAACCACATTTACTTCAAGAGTAGGATCGAATACATATACTTTTTCAACTAATGAGAGCTTGGTTTTAACTAATCCAAATAATAACGTATATAAAACTCAACTTGATATTTACGAAGGAAACTATGTAACAGATTCTTTCGTTATGAATTACAGCAATACAACTCAAAGATTCGTAATTTCTAATCCTACTGTAGATGTGTCAAGTTTGGGAGTTACAGTTGTTGAAGATAGTGGTAATACGTTTATTGATTACAATAAAACAGAAACATTGATAGGACTAAACTCCCAATCAAAAGTTTTCTTTGTTCAAGGAGCTGAAAATCAACAATATGAGATAATTTTCGGTGATGGTATTTTTGGTCGTAAACCTAAAGATGGTGCTGTGATCATTGCTGAATATAGAAACTCGAGTGGTGAGCTTCCAAATGGAGCAGCTACATTTTTAAATGATGGTAACATAGATGGTCATGCAAATGTAACTATAACCACAATCACTATTTCATCTGGTGGATCAATAAACGAAAGTACTGAATCTATAAAATACAATGCTCCAAGATATTTTCAAACTCAAGGCAGAGCTGTTACTACAAAAGATTACGAAACTCTTTTAAGTATTAACTTTCCTGAAATTGAAAACATTTCAGCTTATGGTGGTGAACAATTAGTACCTCCTCAATTTGGAAAAGTTTTTATAGCAGTAGATGTAAGAAACGTTCAAGGAACTCCTTACAATAGAATAAGAGCTTATCAAGATTTTATTAAGGATAAAACTCCCGTTTCAATTGAAGCTGTATTTGTTGATCCCGAATTTTCATACTTAAAAGTAGATTGCAACGTCAAATATAACATCAATGCAACTAATAAACTTTCTAATGATATAAAAACTCTTGTTTCTTCAAGCATTAGCAACTTCAATATAAACAATCTCAATACGTTTAGTTTAAGCTTTTATTATAGTAAATTTATTAATAGTATAGATGAATCTGATAATAGTATATTGGGAAATGACACAACAGTTAAGTTGTACAAAAAAATTGTACCACAACTACAAAAAGAATCTAGTTTTTCAATAAGTTACGGTGTTTCTTTTGAAAGAGAATCTGGTGTAGATGTTATTGTTAGTGGATCTACTGAATCACACTATGGACATACAATCTCTTCTTCTGCTTTTTCAATAAACGATAATCCTGCTAATAGATACATTTTTGTCGATGACACAAATGGTATTTTATATCTTGCTAAACTTACTGGAACAAAAGTAGAACTAAAAAATATTGTAGGAACTGTAAATTACTTAGACGGTATTGTTAATATTAATAAAATAACTTTTGGTTCATATGAAGGATCTGGAGTTAAAATTTATGCAAAAACACTTTCTAAAGACATCACTACAACAAAAAACATAATTTTATCAATTATAGATGAAGATGTAAATGTTGTTGTAACTCCTGTCAAAGTATGAAAAATATTGAAAAACAGTTAGCTTTCTTAGTTCAATCACAATTTCCTTCTTTTTACAATGAAGAAGGATCTTTGTTTATTGAATTTGTAAAAGCATATTATAAATGGATGGAATCGCAAGAACAATCCATTTACTACTCTAGAAGATTGTTAGATTTAAGAGATATTGACAAAACTGTAGAAGATTTCTACGATCATTTTTACAATACCTATCTTAAAGATGTTCCTTTCAACAGTCAAGCCGACCCAAGAATTTTAATAAAGAAGATACTTGAACTCTATCAAAATAAAGGAAATGAGAGAAGTATTAGGTTAGCTATAAGAGCTCTTTTTAATCAAGAATCTTCTGTATATCTTCCAGGAATAGATCTTTTTAAACTGTCTTCAGGTTCTTGGATAAAACCCACTTACATAGAAGTTACTATTTCAGATAGAAATAAACTCTATGAAGGCAAAGAAATAGAAGGAACTCAATCAAGAGCAAGAGCTATTTGTGAAAATGTTGTTCGTAAAAGAGTAAATGGTAAATTCATTGATGTTTTATATATTTCAAATCTCCAAGGTAGCTTTATCAAAGGAGAAAGAATAGTTGATAGTGCAGACACAGTCACTAACAATTCATCTCAAGTATTAGGATCGTTGATAGGATTAAGTGTAATTAATGGGGGACAGGATTTTGCAATTGGTGACGAATTCTTAGTTACATCAACTAATGGAAAAAATGGTAAAGCAATTGTAGCTAGCATTTCAAATGAAACTGGAAGAGTAGATTTTCAAATAGTTGATGGTGGTTGGGGATTTACTACTAATGCAACAGTATTCATTTCTGATAAAGTAATAAGATCTGCTAACGTTTCCAATTCAAATACATTTATAACTAATTTTGAATTATTTGAAACAGTATCACAAAATTTGATGAGCGTTGGGTTTACATCTGCAGTAGATGGAAACATTTTTGTACCAAATACAATTTTATTTGCA